TATCACGTTCCCTTGTCTTCTTTTGTTCGTCTAAGATCTTAGAGTACATTGACTTATAGCGACTGTACAGAGGCCCTAGCTGTGGAGGAGCTTCGTTCATAAGCTCTACTAATTCCCTACCACACTTAACTAGCTTTGTCTCAATCGAGATAAGCTCCAAGGCCCCAATGTTGTTGTCTCCATACGAAGAACTAAATACCTTACGCTCTAAGTCTTCCTTGTAAGCTACCAAATAAGCCTGAGCCTTGAAGAAGTCCCCTACGTGCTTGATGAACTGATCTACAATAGCATCCTCATCGGGGATGTACTCTACGTACTCTTCTTTTTTGGCAGCAGGCTTTGTCTCAGTTGCCTTAACAGAAGGCTCACTAGATGAGCTACCTCCACCCGAGAACAAGTTTGTGAGCCAGCCAAAGAATCCAGAGACTTCCTTGACAATGGCTTTAGCGTCCTCTACGCCCTTCTTAATCCTTTGTATCTCTGCTTTGCCCTCGTTAAGCATCTCGCAACAAGAGCGTATGCCCTTGAGCGCACTGCCAAGCATGAGCATTGCAGAGATTGGATCCACAACATTATTAGTCTATGGTTAGACCACGACGAGCAGCTTCTGCCTCAGCTTCCGAAAGTTCTGGCTGTGCTGCTGTAGCTTGTTCCGGAGTCTCTGCGCCGGGTGTAGACAATCTAGGTCCAGCACGAAGAGCTTGTGTTGCTGTTACTTTACCAACAGCTGTTACAACATCAGCAATTTTCTTAGGTGTACTCTTCTTCTGAGCCTCTGCCAAAGCTTTAACAGTCTCAGGATCAAAGACAATATCAGCCATCACATTTGGACGAGCGATAATGTCCCGCAACACTTGGAATGTTTCTTTAGCTGCTAAACGAGCTTGTGCAGTTCCTCCAGCACCTCCGGTTACAGCGTACACATCAGCGCCTGAAATACCGCCAGCACCGCCACCTGTTTCAGACTTCAATACTTTCTGTAAGAAACGAATAGCCAAGTTAGCATCAGCTTTGTCAGTGGTGCTTGGGAATAAGAAATCAAAGTCACCCTTCTTCTTATTTAACTCCACAAGTGCTGTCTGCAAGTTAAAAGCTGGATCGTCTGCACGAGCAGCTGTGTTAGCAGCGTTTGTCAGAATATCAGAGAACTGTGCTTTTCTCATGGTGTCAAAAACCATAGCTCCGTCGGGATTCTTTTGTAGCACTTCAGCTAAGAACTTACGCTCTGATGGTGGAGCATTCTTCAGCTTATTCAACACAACTTCTGGAGTCAAGTCGGTAGGGTTAGCCACATCAAAGTACTTTGTCAAAGGACGGTTTGAGTAAAGCTCGATATTGCTTAAGTTATTCTTAAAGTTATCTCGTGCTTTTTGTAGTTTCTCAGCTCCGGGGACACCTGCATCAATAGCTTCATCCAAAGATTGACGGAAACCGTTCAGTACAGCTAAGGCAATACCTTTAACTTGACCGGGTGCAACACCTTCAAAAATGTTACCTTTACCGAAGTCAGCTTTACCTGAATAAACAGCCTCACCCCATGCAGAGAGGTTTTTTTGAAGACGCTCAACATCAATCTTCTTAACACCTGCTGGAGTACCGGGAGTTATTGTGACACCTAGTGGCTGACCTGTAGGGCCAAGGACTGTAGAAGGAGTTACTTGTGTCTCCACTTCAGGAATGAAATACTCATCCTTGATCTTCTTAATAGCTGATTCAATAGAAGCAAAACCGGGAGTTTCTGGAGGTATATCAGAAAGCTTCTTATTCACTGCGTCTAACACAGGGGTAGGGTCGATAATACCACCGGAGCTTTTAGCTGATCTAAAGTCACGAGCAGAATCACTACGGAGCTTGCTAGACAAGGCTTTACCATAGTTGTTGAAAGCACCTACAGTAACCTTAGTAACGTCTTCAGCTGTGCCAGCCTGTGAGGAAGCACGTTTAAATACGTTGTCCAAGAAATTTTCTACATCTTGAGCCTGACCTACCCTGAAGGTGGTTCCTTTTGCTTCAATTTCAGGAGCTGCTTCTGCCCGTGCCTCACGAGCTAGTTGCACACGGCTTCCAGTAGCTTCTCCGGGTGTCATACGACCTACACGAAGGTATTGCTCAATATCTGTAGGCAAAGCACCTTGAGGTGTTGTCATACGTCCTTGAACGCCTCTGTAGGCTCCTTTAACAATGTCAGGAACCGATTGGATAGCAAGAGAAGCCAAAGGACTATTAGGAGCAAGCATTTCTGCTGTCACGCCTGCTGTTCCACCTACACCAAACTCTCCAGCAACGCCCCGTCCTGTACGTGAAAACAGGCCCGGTAGACCCGCAGCAGTTAAAGCAGCGGCAGGAGCACCTGCACGAGAGAATTCAAAAGCACCTGTATATCCGGGAACTTTTAAAAGGTTAGTTCCTGTCAGGTTTTCAATTCCTTTGATAATGCCTTGTGTAGAGAAAGCACTAGGGTCTTTACTTTGTTTGAGGTAGTCATACAGATTTCCCCATCCTCCGAAAAGGTCTGCTGTAATACCAGTACCGATACCTTTTAAAGCAGACTCACCAAAATTTTTAAATTCTTGTAATGTAGTACCTTCTTGCTCTGTCTCTAATACTGATTTACCAGTATAAGGTTTACCTGTTCGTCTTGCGTATTCCGCTTCCAATTCTTCAAGGGAATTTGTAGCTGCCATTATTTACTTCCTTGTTTATTACGTTCAGCACGGATTTGACGGATCAGTTCATCATCTGACAAACTAGCAACGCCTCCTGTAGACACAAGTGGTACAGTTGGTTTGTAACCGCCCAATCCTCTATTCTGACGTGCGTATTGTTCTAAACGAGTAGCTTCACCGATAACTTCATTTGCTCGTTTAGCCATGTAGTCGATCAACTCTTGACGAGCCTGTGGGACATTCTCAAGCTGAGGGATGATACGAGCAATAAATTCCCTGTCTGTGTTTGAAGGGTTTGTACCAAGTTTCTTGATCTTATCCAGCAACAAGTTGCCTGCATACTTTTGGTATTCTTCAGATTTTGCTGTAGCAAGTTTATCCTTGTCTGAAGCAATGCCGATGGTTCCCAACAGATTGCCTACTGCAACACGACCAGAAGCAAAAGTACCTGTAGTCATTTGTTGACGGTTCAGCTCTGACATCTTCTTCAAAGTATCAAGTTCACCAATAGCAGCTTCACGAGTCTTAGTGGCGTCCACAACTTGTTTAGCGTCCAGTTTACCCAACTCTTTAACAAACTCAGACTCACCTTCAGGCAGTTTAATACCACCGATGTTGGTCTTAGCTGTTGTACGATCAACGCCTCCGGTAAACGGAACCATCTGCTGTTGTCCGTTCACATTCTTAAAGACAACCTGAGAAACGCCTTGAGGTGTCTGATAAGTGTAGACAGGTTCACGAGTTCCTTCAGCCACGCCAACTTCTTGCAGTTTAGTCTGAGCTGCACGACCTTCACGAAGGTTCTTAGTAATCTGAGATTGTGTGAGAGCTGCTTGTTGTGCTGCTTGGGCCAATGCACGAGCGCCTTGAATATCTCCAGCTTGGTTAAGAGCCTGTGCAGCCTGTACCAAAGATTGAGGATCTGTCTGATCTACCCTTTGCATAATAGCTGTACGAGTAGACTGTAACTTGAGCATTGGATCTTCACCGCCAAGAGCACGTCCTACGACATCCCCTGCACGTTGAGCACCTGCACCAATGTTAAAAGAAGCTTGTTCAACAGGAGACAAACGAGCCTGAGCTAATTGGTTCCCATACAACTGTTGCAACTGAGCTTGTTGATATTGCTCAGGTGTTGTGAATAGACCTAAAATAGAATCTGTTGCCATGTTTATTTATTCTCCGTACCAAGTCTCACCAGCACCTAAGATACCAGCGTAAGGATTATTATCGCCCATGTAAGGAATAGTGAAGTCTCCACTCATTCCACCAGTAAAGTCTTGAGCACCTCCACCGAAGAGACTACCAAAAAGACCGCCTAAGCCTGTTCCTGTAGAACCAGTACCTGTGCCGCCAAAGATACCGCCAAGAGCAGTACCTAATGCTTGGCTTTGACCTAAGCTACCCAAGGCTCGTGCCAAAGGATTGAGCTGGTATTCAGGAGTCATGTAAGCATTAGCAGCTGCTAGATCGCCACGTAAACCTAAGTTACCAGCATTAGCGCCAGCCTGAGCAGATTGCAAAGCAAGTTGTTGACTCAACGACAAGGGCTGTTGTGCAGCTTGTTCCACAGCACCTTGAGCACCGAAGCCAGCAGTGAATGGAGAGTAAGCCTGACCTGCAAGCTGTTGACCAAACTGAATCTGGTTTCTAGCTTCTTGTTCTGCTGTTGCTGCGTTCTGTAAGTCTGCTTGAGCAATAGAATTATAGTAAGCCTCTAGACGTGGGTTAGCAGCCCGTAATCCCTCGCCGCCTCCGGGACGAATACCTGTAGCACCTACAGACAAACCACCAGTGCCTGTTTGATAGTTCGTATTCAAGATACGAGCAAGCTCACGCTCTCTCGATGGAGCAAGAAGATCCATACGTTGTTGCATCACACGCTGACGCACAGCCTCAGGGGACTCACCCAGATATTGACCAGCCAAGCTCTGTACTTGTTGTCCTTGCATCAATCCTTGGTTTGTCATTTGACCCAAAGCTTTTTGATATGCTTCAGTTGTGGCTGATGGTGTGTAACCTGCCGATGTCAGTTGACCAGTAGTAGGATCAAACTGGAAGTTAGAAGTACCGAATCGAGTAGTTGTACCTACAGGACGGAACTGAGCCATTTGTGCAGCGGAAGCGCCTGATTGTCTAGCCAAGTCAGCAGCCTTTTGAGCAGCTTCTCTAGATGTCTGTCCTTGTAAGACACCGCCAGTACCTTGAATCAGAGAAGGCAACAAAGAGGCGAACAAACCACCGTAGTTAATACCTTGCTGTTGAGGTTGTGCAGCATTGATAATGATAGGAGAACCACCGCCAGTGAAATACCCCGGAGTCCCTGTAGCACTACCTCCACCCCCGCCTGCGACTCCCCCTAGAGCAGATCCGATCAAAGGAGCGTAATTACCAGTAGCTAAACCTGTGATAGCTCCAACAGGGTTTGCAGCTACGCCAGATAAAGCATTACCTGCAATATCTCCTACTCCTCCTACCACATCACTTAAAGCATTCGTGATACCACTAAAAAATCCCATGTTATTCTTCCTTATTTATTAGTATGTACCACAGTCAATGGTATAAGTACCGCTAAACGTACCTGAGAAGGCAGGACTAGCAGCATCAGATTTAGAGTTAACAGCTGTAGCGATAGCTGTAAATTCAGCAGTTATTTCAGTGCCTTTAACAAGTTTATTTGTGTCTCCTGTAGCCAAGGCGTCCTTAGCTGCGAAGTCCACTGCAATAGTATAATTACTCATATTAGATTGTCCGTCCTAATTTTCTGTTCATTATGTTTATCAAGATAGGCAATAGCCTTAGATAATGTCTGAATAGATTCTTTCATCAGACCTAAACTTACATTACAGTTGTGACACAGAAGTTCTCGAACTTTACCTGTTTCATGATTATGGTCAACATACAGTTTTTTCTTTGAAAGCTGTTGTGCGTCTATTCCGCATATTGCACATTTATGGTTTTGTTTAATTAAAAGATTTGTGTAATCTTCTTCAGTTAAATTATATTTTGTTTTTAAAGAATATTTTTTTGAATATTCTCTCATGTACTTTTTCTTTTCTTCGCTTAACGGATCGCTTTTTATACATGCTTTACAAACTGTTTTATGCCCTGATCTTCTATCAGTTGTTTTGTAATATTCTGTTAATGGTTTTTCAATCCCACATTTCTTACAAGTATACATTAAATTGTCCGTCCCAGCTTCGCGAACACATCCATCTTTTGAACGCTTAACTCAAAACTGTTTATATCCACTTCAATACCGAACTGGAAGACAGTACCACTACCTGACCCTTGAATACGCTGATTATCAAAGACAACACCAGCTGTCCATTGAGCTAACCCCCACTCAGCAATGTTATATTCGGACACTGATCTAGAACCCATAGTGATGTTTCTAGTCTGGTATCCGGGGCTGTAATCGAAGGCGTACTTAACGATAACGTCAGCTTGATTACCACCGATAAGGGTAAAGCCTAACTTCTTCAAGATCTTGATTGTCTGAGACTGACCCAAGTCAAACCAGTTAGAGTAGTAAGCCATACGATAGGTAGCTGTACGGTCTAGATTACCAGTATAGTAGCCTACGTAGCTTGTAAAGCCCATAAGGACTTCTTTATCTCTGTTTGAGAACAAAGCTTTAGGAACTAGACTCCACGTTGTAGCCCTTGCAGCACCGTTGGGAAGAATAGCCCTTGTATCAAAGCAATATGTTCTACCCTTAGTAGGGAATGTGATAAGGTAGAAAGCGTTGCTGTCCGAATATACAGACTTGATATTAGCCAGAGTTTCAGCATTAAGATCCTCAACTAAGTCATCACGCACATTGGCGCTAATGTCACGGAAAGGAGCACTCTTCTCTTGGATAGTACGTGAGAGACTACGTACACCGCTATCAGACAAGAAGATAACGTCAGTACCTGTCAAAGCAACTGAGTCTCTAGCACAACAACCAATACCTGATACTGTGTCCGCCAAGGACATGGCAGCAGGATCGTAAGCGTCTTTGTACACTAGGATCTGACGACGACCAAAGATGTACAGGAAGCCGTTGTGGGCAGCTAGAGCAGTGATCTCGTCTGCACCGTTAGGCCACACTTCTCTAAGATCAATAGTACCCGACGTACCTGTGGACAAGACATGACCAGACAATAGATCACTGAATTGAATAGTGCTTTTGCTTGTAGTGTTACCACCACTCCAGATACGACCAAAGGCGCTGATAGCTACGTTATTCTGTTCAGCTGTGCCCAAGTGACCTGTCTTCTCTGACACTCTACGGAAGGTGGTTGTAGAGACAGCAGGATCAAACACTAAGGGGTCGTAACCAGCTTGGTACAAGTAAAGGACTCCATTCAAAGGAGCCATTTGCCAGTTGTTAGAAGTGATTGTAGGGGCTGTACCACCACCACCGTATGTCAAGGTAGTGAGCGTACCACCTGAGAGCTTGAACAGTTTATTGTTACCTGCACAGATGATGTAACTGTTACCTGAGTTGTCGATAACCTCACCGATGGCTTGGATAGGGTTGCTACCTAAGTCAGTGCTAGTAGCGTTCTTAGCCAACCAACCTTTACGAGCACCGATACGACCAAACTTATCAATCACACAGTTATTAGCAATCGTGGCAAACCCTGACTCAAGAGTTACAGAACTATCTTGAGTATTGATCCCCTTAAAGCCGGGGGCTGCAATGGATGATCCTACGAGTTGTTCAGCCATAGTTATTGAGCCTTAGCGAAACCGCCTTTAATGTAATACTCGCTTCGCTGCGTCATGGTGCAGTCCAGTTCATCTCTTCAGAGTAACGATTACGCTCAATAGCAACCTCGTTAGCCAAAGCGTTCTTGTACAAGGCATAAGCCTCTGAGGAAAGGTTACCACCATCTTCACCACGTTCAGCAATAGCCTTAGCGTAAGCCAACATAGCTACCAAGTGAGCAGGAACCAAGATACGGGTTGTGTTGGTAGTGAGTTCAGCTTGTGGGACAACCAAGTTAAAACGGATTGTGAATACACCTGAAGGACGTTGATACAAGTCAACCTGAGTGTCTCCGTTAGTGTCCACACCGTTGAAGTTGTAGTACATAGGGGATCCACGATCAGTATCTGCTGTGAACAGGAACTGCTGTGTCATCCAGTTTGTAGGCGCGTTCTGAAGCACAGTGTTGCTTGTGTCGTTAACAACGTCAATCACACGGAAGCGAGTACCTGCACCTGTCAAAGTGTAGTTGTATGTGCCATCCACTGTGTTCACTGTGACAGTAGAAGACAGAGAGTTCCACTCAGTAGCATCCTCAACCTCACGCTTGGCATCGTTAACCAAGACACCAATCATAGAGGAGTAAGGGGTGTCATCTACGCTCTGCACTACAGGCTCACGTAGCCTACGGAGTACATTATTAACTGTATCTAAATACGTAGCCATATATTATAGGCCCTCTTTCTTTTCAACTTCAAAGGTGCAGATATAAGACATAGTGCTACCAGCTTCTGAAGTCATGGTAATGTAGTCTCCTGCCTCCAAGACCATGTAAGCTCCACCGTCAAGCTTAAAGTAGTTCTTAGAGGTAAGACCGTAATCGCTCAAGATAAAGATATTAGTGTTAGCACTGTAGTCATGCCATGTAACAGTAATATTCTTGGTAGACCCTGTACCGTTCAACAAGTACATCAAGTTCCACTTAGCGTAGTAACCAGTAGGAACTGTGTATATTGTCGTAGCGGTATTGGCAGTTAAGTTACCACCGTGGGTAATTGATCTCATTTAGCTTTCTTAGCCTTGTTCTTAGCTGTACGCTGTCCACGCATGGGCATGTTAGCCTCTGACATGGCAATAGCAATGGCTTGTTTACGGTTCTTAACCACAGGGCCCCCTTTACCGCTATGGAGAGTACCTTCTTTGTACTCACCCATGACCTTACCCATCTTGTTTGTCTGTTTCTTTGTTGCCATGTGCACTATCCTATCTTAAATTTTACTGTTTGTCAAGAGTTTTGCTTACATCTTGGTAAATTTGGTACACTTTATGACCAATCATCAAGACTGTGTACACAAGAGTAGCCCAAAGTACTAATTCACTAACCTGTAAACCAGCCACTGTAGCCAATGAAACCCCAACAGGAGGGGCTACTTTAGCTGTAACTGTAGCTGCTGTCTCCACGCTACTTTCAGTCATCATTCACCCCAAGGAAGACCGTTAGCGGACACAGGGGCCTTCTGAGCCTCAATCTGAGCCTCTAGAGCAGCTTCCACAGTCTCTTTGTCTACCTTAGTCCACAACCAACCAAGAACTGTTTCTTCAGTCAGGGTGTCGTAGCTTACGAATGAGTCACCTCGTTCTAGGGTTTGTGTGTTCACGATAGACGCACCATAGGGCTTCTCAGGGTCATTGCTAGCCTCAGTTGCGTAAGCACCCCAATGCACTACTGTTACAAGACCATCAGAGGTTTGGCGTTCTAGGTTATTGATTTTCCATGTGATTGCTGTCATGTCTAGTCCTTAAGGGTGTGATGCTTTGTAAGCTTCAAACTTAGCGTTGAGTTCTTGAATTGCTGCTGTCAGTGTTGCAACCAAGAAGCTGGTGTCAATGCCTTGGTATTGAGGATTGCCATCAGCGTCAACAGCGTCTTTCTCGCCAACCACGGCATGAGGACAAACTTCAGCCAATTCGTGAGCAATAAAGCCTTCACCGTCTGAATTGTCAGAGTTCCACTTGTAAGTTACTGGATTCAATGCGGCAACTTTAGCCAAAGCACCTGTCA